CTCGGTCGGCGCCTTGGACCACCGCCTCTATCTCGGCGAGGTGCTGGTAGTGGTAGCGCAGTGGCGACAGCGTCACCTCGGGTTCACCGGGCTCACCGTCTCGGAGGATCAGCAGCCCCTCGGCCGGGACACGTTCGGGCAGCACCTCACCGCGCAGGGCGGTGGCGGGCAGTGCCGAGAGCCGCGCGTGCAGCGCGGCGAGGATGGTTTCGCGAGGGGTGGGCATCGTGATCCCGGTTCTCCGGGACCGGCCCGGTTTCAGTGATCCCTGTCGCTTTTCGGGGCTGGCAGGTTCGCCAGCCGTCGCGGCAGGTCGGACCGGGCGTACAGGAAATCGATGATGATCACCTGCTCGGCGTCCTCGATGAAGACGATGAAATGCTGGCCCGCGCGCGCGAACCGAAGGTCCTCGGGCAAGTTCGGATCGATGAGGCGACGGCAATCCTGCGACATGGCTGTGCCTGCCGCGATATCGCGGCACACGGCGATCAGGTCTTCCTCATAGGCCGTCGCCTGTCGTGGCCCGAAGGTCTCCACCGTCCAGTTTGCAATGTCGATCAGCGAGACTTCCGCGCCCCGCGTCAGGCGCCAGGGTTTCGGCATCAGGACCGGGCGCGCGCAGCCGCAAAGGTTCGACGGATGGCGTCCTCACCGGAACCCTCGGCCAGATCGCCCCGGCACGCTTCGTCGAGACTCGAGATCAGCCGGGTCCGCAACTCGCCCAGCTCGCTCTCCTCGCGTTCGAGCAGCCGCAGACCCGCCCGCAGGGCTTCCGAAGCATTCTGGTAGCGCCCCGATGCGACCAGCCGGTCGACAAGGTCGGATTGGGTATCGGTCAGAACGACGTTTCGCGTGGCCATGCGGATCTCCATGCAGACCGTTAGCAATATATGCCAATGACGCCATCCTGTCGACCACCGCCGTTCAAAACCGGGTTTCGACCCACTTGGCCACGATCAGCCCCGGCACACCGTCCAATGCCCGGTCTGCATCCCGCGCAAGGTCCAGCCGCTTCGGCAGCTTGACCTGCGGCACCAGCAGGAAGATCGGCACCGTCGTGCGCCCGCGGCCAGTCTTCGACCGCGACGCGACGCCGAGCCCCCGGCTGTTCAGCCGTCCTTCGGCAACGAGCAGGCTCGGCCCGTGCGGCGATAGACGAAGCGCAGGCGCAGGCCACGGCGGCGCTCCCATTCGCCGGGCGTGATCCTGCCACCGCGCAGGGACTTGCCCGCGGCGGGCAGCGGGATCGCCAGCCAGAACCCATCTTTCGAGCGGATCAGCGGGCCTGTGTCGTGGGCGCTGACGATGACAGGCGCATTCGACCAGACCAGCGCCGCGGCGTTCAGGCTCTCGCCAGCCTTCGGATAGGTCTGGCTGCAGATCGAGTTTGCCAGCCGCCGCCCGAGCCCCGCACCGGTGATCTAGCCGCGCCAGGCGGTCTTCAGCCCGGTGCCCGCCTCGCGCATAGCGGCGGTGACGGCTTTCTCGCCCGCCTTCACCTCGGCGGCCATGGCGACGACGAGGTCCGGCGTGATGTCGAGTTTCAACTTCATCGCGGTCAGGCCGGGCACAGGTCGACGGTCCAGACGAGCCGCTCGCGGTCGCGGACGGGCTCGCCCTGGATGAGGAAGGCCTCGCCGTCGATCTCGATCCGGTCGCCGGGGCGCGGGCTCGCCACCTCGGAAAGGCGCAGATCCAGCCGTGTGGTTTCCGACCAGATGCGCGCCTCGCCGAAACCGGTGACATCGTCGGGCCGCCGCAGGATGGCGTGCACGAGTACCGGCGCACCACCCTCGGCGGTGTAGACGATGTCCCGCGCAATGTTGGCGTCGGCAAACAACGCGTCTAGCGCCGCGTTGAGCGCGATCATCACGTGCGCCGTGCCGAACGCAGCACCTGCGGGCGGGTGCAGATCGGTAGCGGGTTGCTTTCGATCTCCAACCGCACCCACTCGTCGCGATCCCGGTCGGGGATCGTGCGGGCGTAGAGCGGCTGGCCGAGGGTGTTCACCGTTTCGAACGTGTCGGCGGGGGCATAGTAGATCTCGAAGAGCCCCTCGATCCCCTCGGGATAGAAGAACGCCTTGTCGGTCGGGACGGTGAAGCCGACGCCGCCCCGGTAGCGGCGGAAGGTGATGCCGCCGAAGCTCACCTCGTCGGCCACGCGTCCCCGCAGGTCGGCCGCCGCGGCGGTGTTGAGGTAGGTCTCCCGCACCTCCTTGTGCGCCACGAGGTCGGCAAAGAAGGCCGAGCCGCATTCGGCGCGGACCTGCACGGCCCCGGCCGAAAGCCCGCCCATCGAGTCCTCGACGCTCTCGATCAGCGCCTGGCAGCGCTTTCGCAGCGCGCCCAAGGCAGGGCTCGCGTTGTCGAGATCGAAGTCGATCTCCGCCGCCGGCGTGATGCCGAACTCGCTGAAGTAGTTCACGACCGTGGCGTGGTCTTTCGGATCCTTCACCAGCCCCTGGATGCCGTTCAGCAGGTGGTACTCGAAGGTCGTTTCGGCGTCCTGGCGGAGCTTCCTGAGCCGATACGCGACCTCGGTCTGCACCTGCTGGGTGGCGCTCTCGGAGCCGAAGTCGCGGACGGACTGGATCTCGGAGGCCCAGAGCACGTCCTGCTTCTTGAACTGGCGGCAGACGAAGGCGCGCATCTCGCGCCGGTCGGGAACCTGCTGCTCGTAGGCCGAACCGCGCTCGGAGAACGGGATCAGCGACAGCGTGCCGTCGCGGCTTTCGATCACGACGGTGCGGGAGCGCACGCCGCGCGGGCTGAAGAGGTTCGAGCCTGAGAGCAGCGCGGGCTTGTAGGGGATGTTTTCGAGCGCATGGGTGAGCTCGACGATGGTGAAGGCATCGCCTTCGAAGATGTCCATGGTGGCCATGAGGATGCCTCCTGTCGGGATTGGGTCAGCGGACGAGGATGCCCGCGGCGAGGAGCGCCGTGTGGGCGGCCGCGATCTCGCGCTCGCTGGGGGTGCCGGCAAAGACGAGGTCGTGGCGGTTGACGACGGCGGGACCGCGGACGACCGCGACGGCGGGCGCATCGCCACCGGACGCATCCGCCTTGCCCCGGAGCACGGCGACGGCTGTTTCGGTGCCGTCCACGGCCGCGGGGTCGTGCGCGGCGTACTTGCCCGAGGCCGTGATCTTGCCGAGCACCGTGCCGGGCTCGAGCGTGCCCGAGGCGACGGTGATCGTCTCGCGGGTGTAATCGCGGAAGGCTTCCCAGACGAGGAAGCCGCCGGGGTGTTTGCCTTCGACCAGCGTGGTCATGGTGTCATCCTTTCAGCTTGAAGGTGCGGGCGACGATCTCGCCCCAGGGGCGCGCGGCCGAGGAGCGGCCGGGCTGCGGGTGATGCGGCGCGATCTCGGTCTCGGCCTCGGCCTCGGCCTTTGCGGCGAGAAGCGCCGCGCGCACCTCGTCAAGGCTCGCGTCCTGCTCAAGGAACCGGCCGGCCATCTGCGGCTGGCCTGCGAGGCGGCAGAGATCGACCACCGCGCGGGCATGCCCGATGGCCTCCGCCCTGATCGCGGAGGGATCGAGTGGTGCGACGCTCGGCGGCGGGGTTTGGGCGGACGGCTCCGGGGTGTCGGGAGCGGCGACCTCGTCGTCCTCGACCTGATCGCCGTCGGCGACTTCGTCGGTGGCCTCGGTGTTTGTGCCGTCGGTGTCGTCGCCGGGCTCCGGTTCGGCTTCGACAGCCTCCACCAGCACCGGCGGGGCGTTGCGGAAGCGGCCGATATCGAAGCGTGCGGCGATCCGGACAGGCTCGATCAGCCGGTCGGCGAAGCCCTGCGCCACCGCGTCATCTGCATCGAACTAGGTCTCGGCGGCCATCAGCGCGGAGACCTCCTCCGGCGTCCGGCCGGATTTTGCGGCGTAGCCCGAGACGAGGCTGCCCTTCACCTTGTCGAGCGCCTCGGCCATGGCGCGCATGTCCTCGGCCGTGCCCATGACGAGGCCGGCGGGGTCGTGGATCATCAGGAAGGCGTTCTCGGGCATGACGATCTCGTCGCCCGCCATGGCGATGTAGGAGGCCGCCGAGGCGGCGATGCCGTCGATCCAGACGGTGACCGTGCCAGCATGACGGCTCAGGGCGTTGTGGATGGCGACCGCATCGAAGACCGATCCGCCGGGACTGTTGAGACGCAGATCGATGGGGGCGTCGTCCAGCAGCGCACTCAGCTCCGCCAGAAACCCCTTGGCCGAGACGCCATAGGCGCCGATTTCGTCATAGATCAGCACTTCCGCTCCCGAAGCTCGGGCGCGGATCGTGTACCAGCTACGCACATCGAACTCCGTTCGAAAGGATGAAGGATGAGGGATGAGGGATGAAGTGAAGGAGGAAGGGAGGGCGCGTCGGCAGGCGCACCTCCTTCATCCATCATCCTTCATCCCTTATCGTTTGGCTCCGCCGGCGCCCCCGGTGCCGTGGCCCGGGCTCCCTGCGTCTCGCCGGGGCTGGTGCGGTAGCTGAGGCCGAGACGCTTCGCGCGCTCGGCGTCGGCCGTGTTCTCGCGGTCGACTTCCTCGATGTCGTAGCCGGTGGCTTCGACCACCTTGCGCCGCGAGGTGATGCCCGCCTCCATGGCCAGCACCTGCGCCTGGATGTCCTTCAGCGGATCGACCCAGTCCCAGCGTGGCGGGATCCACTGCACCGGCCGCGCGAACGCGGGATCGTCGAGACCGAGCGCGCCCGAGAGCACCGCCGTCTCCAGCCAGCGCCGCCAGACCGCGCGGCAGAGCTGATGCACGAGCACGCCATGCTGCAGCTGGCCGATGCGGCGGCGGAACTCGACGAGCTCGGCCCTGAGGCTCGAATAGTTCGCCTGCCGGACATCGCCGGTGACGAGGTGATAGGGCAGCCCCAGCGAGGCCGAGACCGCCAGCAGCGTGCGGTACTGGAACGCCTCGTAGCCGCCGCCGACATCCGCCGGGGACGAGAACTTCACGTCCTCGCCCGGCAGCAGCACCTGCATCGTGCCGGGCTCGAGGCTCGCAATGGCCGCGCCATCCAGATCCGCCTCCGCCTCTCCCATCATGGGCTCTTCGGGCGCGGTCTTGGTGATGAAGCCCGCGAACATCGCCGCGGTCTTCTTCCGGTCGAGCTCGGCGTCGTCGTACTGGTCGAGCAGGAACAGCCGCACCATGGCGGGCGCGATGTGCGGCAGGCTCCGGATCTGGCCCGCGTCGATGGGGCGGTAGATGTGCAGCACGTCGGCCGCCGGCACGCGCACAGTCTCCGGGATCACCGCCCCCTGGTCGGTGCTGTCACCCGGATGCCGGCGGCGGAAGTGATAGGCTACGCGCCGCCCAATCAGGTCGAACTCGATGCCGCAGCGGATGCGGTTGCCGTTGGCCGCTGTCTCGGTCTTCTCGAAAGGCAGCATCTCGGACTGGAGAAGCTGCATCTGCAGTGGGACCAGCAGACCGTCGTTCGCCGGTCCGCTCGAACCGGTGGCGCGGCCCGGCTCACCCCGCCGCGTTCGCAGCCGGACGAAGCACTCGCCGGCGACGAACATCTCGCGCGCGACCATGGCCTGCAGGCCGTAGAAGTCGGTCAGCCCGTCCGCATCCGCCTCGTCGGTCCAGGCGAGCCAGAGCCGCTGCACCCGGTCGCGGAGATCCGCGTCGCCGATGAGCGAGGACGGCTTGATCCCGTCGCCGACAAGGTTCGCGGCAAAGGCCTCGCAGGCATTGGCGGCATAGCCGTTCGTGACCACCAGTTCACGGGACCGCGCCAGCAGTCGCGGACCGCCCGAGGCGACCAGCGCGTTGATGTTCTCGAGCGGCGGGTTCCAGCCGCGCAGCCGGCGCTTCGCCATCGCACCTTCGAGGCGGGCGCGCAGTCCGGAGGGACCGTGGCTCCGGGGGAGCCGCGTAAGCCCGGAGGACGCGGGGCCGCCGGTGGACCGGCGGCGTAAACGGTCGAAGAGACCCATGGCTTAGAGCCCCTTCGCCGTCGTCACGCGGACCTGCCGGACGATCCGACGCCCCTCGGCTGCGGCGATCTCGCGATCCAGCGCCTCGATGGCCCGGTCGATCTCGGCGACGCTGCGATAATCCACGGTCTTGCCGTCATAGCTGACCCGCGCCACCCCCGAGGACCGCTGCGCGGTCAGCGCGTCGCGGCGGGCGCGGAGCTCTGCGGCCGTGGTCATCAAGTCACCTCATGTAGCTCGAGCGCACCGTGCGCCGGCGCGGCATTGGTCGTGTCGGGACGTATGGCGCCGTTGCCGCGCCGGCCTCGGGCCCGTCCGACTTCGCTACCCCGAGTTGCGCTTCCAGATCGGCCCATCGCGCCTCAGGCCAGCGATCCGCCCCCGCGATCCACGCCGCCGCACGGGCATAGACGCGCGTATCCAGCGCCTCGTTGCGCTCACGGAGCTTCTGCCATTCGAGCCGCGTGAAGCCGCGTTTCGTGCGCACGGTCACCAGCTGCTCGGCGGTCAGCTGCTTCAGCCATTCGCCATCCGCCCAGTCCGGCAGGTGGATCGTGCCGGGCGGGCACAGCGCGCCCGCCACCTGTTCTTCCCTCGTCGGACGGTCCTGCCGCAGAAAGCGGTAGGTCTCGGCCTTGAAGGTCGAGGTCGCCACCGTCCAGAGTCGGGCCCCGCGCCGGAGCCGCTTGCCCGCGACGGTCGCGTCGACATAGGTCGGCCCGGTCACCGGACTCGTTCGCGCGAACCCCTCGACGCCCTTCACCGGCGCCACCTGCGCAAAGCCCACCTGGCGCGACCAGGCATAGACCGCGCTGGTCTCATACCCCGTGTCGATGGCGAGCCGGGCAAGCGTCATCCGCTGGCCAGACCCATGCGCCCATGTTCGCCCGAGCAGGTCGGTCAGCTGCCGCCAGCAGGCCGGATCGCCGGGGCCGCCTTCGAGCACGAGATGATCGACGAGCCAGCTTTCCAGGCCTCGGCCCCAGGCCCAGACGTCGACCTCGATCCGGTCCTTCTGCACGTCTGCGCCCGCCGTCAGGAACAGACCGCGCTCCGGCACCGTGCCCGGGGCCCAAGCCTCGCGCCGATCCGCCAGCCGCTGCCAGTCGCTCGCCATTGTCCTCGGACCAATGGCGGACAATGGCTCGCCTTCGCCGGTTTCCATCCAGGTCTCACCGAGGATGGCGTTCCGGAACGCCCGCATCGCCTCGTCGCCGCCCTGTGTCGCTTGCATAGCGGCCCGCGCGATCCGCTGCCAGCTGAGCCAACCCACCGGCGAGTAGAGCGCCGAGAGGTGGTAGCCGATGGTCGTCGGATCGGTGGCGGTGGCGGTCGCGCGCCACTCGCCGCGCTCGAGCATCCTGGTCTTGTGATGCTCGGCGATGGGCCGTTCGCAGCCCTCGCAGTGATACTCGGCCGTCTCGGGCCGCCCCTTCTCCCAGCGCAGCCGCTCGAAGCGCAGCCACTGCGCATGGCCGCAATGCGGGCACGGCACGAAGTAGCGACGCTGGTCGCTGGCCTCGTATTCCCG